AATCGGCCACCGAGATGGAGCGCCTGTTGCCGACCATGCAGCAAGCCGCGCAGGCCATCGGGCCGGATGCGGTGATTCGCGTGCAGGCGTGGCGCAACGAGCTGGATCGCACCAAGCTCACTGTCGATGAAATGGCCCCGCTGTGGAATCGCATCGGCGAGAGCTTCGGCGGTGCGCTCAACGGGATGATCTCCGGCGCGCAGACCTGGCGTAGTGCCTTGGCCAGCATCTTCCAGCAGGTGGCTGATGCCTTCCTGCAGCAGATCGTGATCCAGCCCTTCCAGCAGTGGATCGCTATGCAGGCGCGGATGCTGGCGCTCAAGCTCGGTTTTATCCAGCAGGAGCAAACCGTCGATGCGGCAGCCAGCGCCGCCAAGGTCGCACAAAAGAGCGCTGAAACCACTGCGGTGGTGTCGATGGATGCCGCCAAGGCCGGTGCCGGGGCGGCCGCCTCGCAGGCTTCGATCCCCATCGTTGGGCCGGGACTCGCGGTGGCCGCGATGGTAGCCATGGTCGCCGCTGTGATGGCGCTCTTGGGTGGCATCAAGAAGTTTGCGGGCGGCGGTTTGGTCTCCGGGCCGGGCAGCGCCACGTCGGATTCGATCCCGGCGCGTCTGTCCGCAGGCGAGTACGTGGTGCGGGCGGCCGCCGTGCGCCAAGTCGGTGTGGCCTTCCTCGATTCGCTCAACGGCTTGTCGGCAGGCCCACGTTTCAAGGGTGGCGAACTGGCCTTCGCAGCGGGAGGGCTGGTACCGGAGGTGAAAGTGCCGCCCGCGCAGCCGCAGATGAATCAGGCGGTGCGCATCGTCAACGCGGTCGATCCGGGCGTGACCCACGACCACCTCCAGTCGCCTGCCGGAGAGAAAGTCATCGTCAACATCATCGGGCGCAATGCACGGGCCATCCGTGCGGCGCTGCAAGGCTGAATTTCAGGGGAAAGTCCAATGGCACTTCTGTTCATCGACGGTTTCGATCACTACGACCCACAGGCCGTGGACAGCTTTGGCGATCCGTGGCTGGCACGTGGCAAGGCAGCGTATCTCTCGCCTCAGGCCACCCGGATCAATGGCCGTCGTCCGTCCTCCTATGCCCTGCGATTGCCAGAAGGTTCGGGTGGTGGCTACGTCAAGAACCTCGACGCCACCAAGGCCAGCCTGATCGTCGGGGCAGCCATTCGTGTGGTGCCGTACCAAAACACCTACACCGAGCCACTGCTCCTGGGCGTGCGCGATGCCAACTCGCAGGTTGCGCATCTCGTGAAAATCGGCGAGGACGGTCGGCTCAAGCTCTACCGCTGGCAATACGGCTATGACCAGTTGATCTCTGTCTCAGTTGCCAGCGCTCCGGCGCGCGGCTGGCACTACATCGAGTTGCAGGTCACGCAGGGCACGAGCAACGGGATTCTGTCAGTGCGCATCAACGGCATCCTGGCCATCCAGATGACTGCGCAGAACACCATCCAGGGCGGTGGCCAACTGCTCACGGCATTTGTGGGTGCCGTGCCCGGCCAGAGCTGTCCGCTCACCATCGACGTCGACGACTTCTACATCGCCGACACCAGCGGCACGATCAACAACACCTTCCTCGGTGATGTGCGCGTCGATGCCTTGCAGGCACAGGCCGATGGCAGCCTGAACCAGTGGACGGCCAGCCCGGTCGGCACCGCTGCCTGGGAAGCCGTGAGCGACGAGGACGAAGCTACGGCGATCAATGCACCGAACGTGGGGTTGCGCCAGTCCTTCGATATTGAGCCGCTGCCGGTGATGGCCACGCCCGCCATCCATGGCGTCCAGCTCACGATGCTGGCGCGCAAGACCGACGCCGGTCTGGGCAAGGTCAAAGGCCTCGTGCTCAGCGGTGCACAGAGCGCCGTCAGCACTGACGTCATCCTGCAAGAACAACTGGCCTGGCACACGGCACTCTTCGAGCGCAACCCGAACGGCAACGTGCAGTGGACGGAGGCCGCCTTCAATGCCGCTGAGTTCGGCGTGGAGTCGGCATGACCGATCGCGTCGTCGTTCAAGACCTCGCGGAGGTTTCCAGCAAACCAACGTCGGGAAGCGAACTGCCCGCCTTCCAGAGTGAAGTGCTCTCGCGCGCCAGCTTCGGGGCGAGCGCAGCCAGCTTCACGCCGGAAACAGCTGTCGCTCCGCTGCCGCCCAATCTGGCGGCCAGTTTGCTCACGGAATCCTTGGCGGGCCCCTGGCCACCCATTGATGCGCCGACATTTCTGGTCGAAGTGTTGCGCCGGGATACGGCTTCGAGCGCCATCGTCGCCACCGGTATGGATGCCTTTGGCGACCAGCCTTGGCCGGATGCGCAGCGCGGCGTGTTTGCCTTCCGTCATGATTGGATGGAGCCCCTTGTGGAACGGCTGGAGTGGCAGACCAGCGTCACGCGGCTGGCCAGTGGCAACGAATCCCGTCAGGCACGCCGACGTGTACCTCGGCGCTGGCTCACCTACAAGGTGGGCAACGCCCGACAGACCGATGCCCTGGTGGCCGACTGGCTGGCCGATCATCTCGGTCAAATGGCGCTGTGGCCGCTGCCGCAGTACGCGGTGCACCTGACCGAGCCCTGCGAACGTGGCGCACTGGCGCTCAGCGTGACGGACGCTGACGGGCGACAGTTCGGGCCACTCTCGGCCAATGTGCATCTGACCTACGACGGGGTGCAGGGCTGGCAGGAAACGGAGAACAATGGCCGCTGGATTTTGATCATCGCCGCCGATGGCTGGCAGATCGCCCAACTTGAGCGTGTGGAAAGCGATCTACTGTGGCTGACGGAGCCCTTGGCACGCGCTGCAGCCGTGGGCAGCACCATCATGCCCTTGGTGTGGGGTAAGGCCATCGATCCGGCGGATCTCACGCAGTGGGTGCCTGGCATGGTCGGCGGCAACATTCCCACACAGATCCAGCCTGCGCCACCGCCCGACCAGGATGTTCTCGATGACCCATGGCTAGCCTCGATCCCGGTCTGGCCCGATGGCAACTGGCGTGACGATCCGACGGCCGCCGTGCAGGCCACGATCACCCGCCAAGACTTCTCGCCTGCAGATCCGTGGGTGCGCAGGGACGATCCGTGGGCGACGACGACTTTGCAGCGGCGCTATCTGGCCAGCTCACTCGATGAAATCGAACGCTGGCGGGCGCGGTTGTGGCGCACCCAAGGCCGTCTGGAAGCCTTCTGGCTGCCCGATGGCTTGGCTCCAATCCTGTGGGTGACCCATGACGCCGATCCTGAAGATGGCTTCCTGCGCGTGGATGGCAAAGACATCTCCGCGCGAATTTCGGATTTTTGGCATCGCCCCGCCGCCTGCTTGATCGTGCACCCAGACGGCTATCGGCAGTACGCCCTGACGGCGACCTGCCATCTGGATCAAGGCGGTGTGCTGGTGCTGCGCTCGGGACTTGAGACTCAAGTGCCCGCAGGCAGCCGCGTCATTCGCCTCGTGCGTTGCCGCCTCGACCACGACGCCATCGACCTCTACTGGCACAGCCCGACGCTGATGGAGATCACCCTGACCGCGCACCAACTGCCCGAACCACGCGGCAACGACCGACAAACCTACGAGGGAGAGTAAGCACGATGAGCCAGAACCCATTGCTGGAAGTCGAGCTCTACGCCTTCGCCAGCAACAGCGCGCAGTTCTATCTGACGCCGCACGAATTCGATGTTGATCTGGATGGCAAGCTCTACAAGAGCCTGCCCCTGGAGCGCAACGAACTGGCGCTGGGTGCCGAAGCCGCCAAATCGGCGCTGGATCTGAAACTGCCGCCGAACTGCGATCTGGTGCGCCATCTGCTCGCCAACGCGCTGACCGGTGCCACCACCTCGATCACCCTGCGCATCGGACGGCGCGATAGTTGGGGCGACTACTGGTGGATCTCCGGCACGCGCTGGATGGGCCGGGTGCTGGGCGTCGAAATCGCTGACGATGTGGCTCGCGTTCGCTGCGAGTCGGCGCAAGTCAGTCTCAAGCGCATCGGCTTGCGGCGGCTCTACAGCCGCAAGTGTTCCCACGTGCTGTATTCGGCTGCCTGTGGTGCCTCCCCGATTTCTGCCAGCGCCATCGTGACGCAGGTCTATGGCCGCAACGTCGAATTTGAAGGCGGGATTCCCGGCAGCGTCAGTGGCGGTCTGGCCGGTGGCTGGTTGCAAACGCCGGAAGGTGCGCGCCACATGATCGTCAATGACTACGGTGGCGGCGTCGAGTTGCTCTATCCGGTGGCCATTGAAGTCGGCACCGAGGTTCTGCTGACGGTCGGCTGCGATCACAGCACGGCCACGTGCGAGTCGCGCTTCGGCAACCTCGACAACTACGGCGGCTTTCCCGCCATCCCGAGCAAAAACCCGTTCTCGACGGGCGTGTTCTGAATCCTTGGAGAAATTTCCATGTGGTACCTCGTCGTCATCGTGGTGGCGGCGCTGGTTTCGGTCGCGCTCGCGCCGAAACCGCCCGAACCCAAACCGGCCTCCTTGTCCGACGTCGATGCGCCCACTGCAGAAGAAGGCCGACCGATTCCCGTCGTGTTCGGCGCCGTGCTGCTACGCGGCGCCAACGTCGTCTGGTACGGCGACCTGGCGGCCGAGCCGATCCGCAAGAAGGGAGGCAAGAAATGAACGCAACGGATCACACGCTTCGCATCACGATTGACCATGTTCGCGCTGCCGGACTGTGCGTCAACGGCTCTCGCGCCTGGTTTGCGCGTCACGGTCTGGACTTCCGATCCTTTCTGCGTGAGGGGCTAACCGCAGAAGCATTGCTGGCCACGGGCGATGCCATGGCGTTGCGGGTGGTGCAGTACGCCCGTGCGCAACAACGGATGGGGCGCGACTGATGGGTGGCCGCAAAAAGAAGCAAACCGTCGGCTACCGCTACCGGATGGGATTGCACCTGGTGCTATGCCAGGGGCCGGTCGATGCCGTGCAGGAGATCCAGATGGGCGACCGCACTGCGTGGGGTGATGCCGACCGTGCGCCGCTGTCCAGCGGGCACGGCCTGACCACTCTCAGCATCAACAAGCCCACACTGTTTGGTGGTGACGAGCGTGAAGGTGGCGTGGTCGGCAACATCGATGTACTGCCCGGCGGTCCTGGACAGGGACGCAACGACTATCTGATGAGCCGCCTTGGCAGCGCCATTCCAGCCTTCCGGGGCGTGCTGTCCTTGGTGGCGCGCAAGATCCTGTTCGCGGCCAACAACCCCTACATCAAGCCGTGGGCAGTGCGCGTGCGCCGTTTCACGGCGGGTTGGAACGACTACCCGTGGATGGAGTGGAACGCCGAAGTCCGTGCCTGGGATAACAATCAGGGCCGCGAGATCAGTGTCGGCATGAACCCAGCCCACATCCTGGTGCAATGCCTGACCGATCCGCACTGGGGCATGGGCTACCCGCAGGACAGCATCGGCTGGAGCTTCTGGAATGCAGCATGGGCCCTGTCGGACGAAGGCTTTGGTCTGAATCTGATCTGGACGCGCCAGCAGCCCATCGAGAGCTTCATCAGTCAGGTCATTGACCACATCGGCGGCATCCTCTACACCGACCCGGAGCAAGGCACGTTTGAGCTCAAGCTGCTGCGCGACGACTATTGGATCGACAGCCTGCCGCAGTTGGGGCCTGACGAAATCGTGCGGCTGGAACGCTTCGAGCGTGCCCAGTGGGGCGAGCTGCCCAACGAACTGACCGTGGTCTACACCGACTGGCAAACCGGCGGTGATGCCACCGTCACGGTCGAGAACCTGGCCGCCATCCAGTTGCAAGGCGGCGTGATCAATCAGCGCCGCGACTACCCGGGTGTGAACTACGGGCCGCTGGCCGCGCGGCTGGCCTTGCGTGACCTGCGCGCCTTGGGTTCGCCCCTGGCCCGGATGAGTCTGACGGTAGCGCGCGACACGCTGGAGCGTGCGCCGCTGCCGGGCGACGTGTTCCTGCTGAACTGGCCACGCTTAGGGCTAGACCAGATGGTCGTGCGCGTCACCGGCATCGACACCGGCACCTTGGGCGCGGCCGAGTGGCGCATCGAAGCGATGGAAGATGTGTTCGGGATGAGCAACACCGTGCTGTCGCCCCCGCCACCACAGGTCGAGGAACCGACCATGGAGCCTTTGCCGCCCGCCTTGGTGCTGGCCGTCGAGGTGCCGTATTGGGAACTGGCGCGCACCTTGTCACGAGCCGAACTGGACTACCTGACCGACACCGATGCTGCGCTTGGCGCATTGGCCGCAGTGGGTGGTGCGGGCCAGCTCAATTGGCAGTTCGCCACCGGTGCCTCAGCCAGTGATATCGCCAGTGTGGCCAGCGAGGACTACGCGCCACTTCTCACGATCGATGTGGCACTGCCTGCCAGTGAGGCTGTTGCCGTCGGTGTGCCAGTGACCGCCATCAGTCAGCCGGAAAGGCTGTCCGTGGGCGACTACGCCTATCTCGTGGATGCGAGTGGGGCGATTGCCGAGGCCGTTGCCGTCCTGGCCTTCGATGCCGCCGACGCGACCATCGATCTCGCACGCGGCGTGCTCGACACCACACCCCAAGCACATGCCTCGGGGACTCGGTTGATCGGTGTCGGCGAATGGCTGGCGTCGGAAGGCGCGGAGCGCGCCCCGGGCGAGTCGGTGTTCGTAGGCGCGATCCCGCGCACATCGACCGATCAGGGCGATTCTGTGCTGGCCGCCAATGGGCAGCCGATCGTGCTGACCGGTCGGCAGGCTTTGCCGTATCCACCCGGTCGTATCCGCCTCAATGGCCAGACCGAGCCTGCCGTGGTGGCCGGTGACCTCACCGTCGCGTGGGCCCATCGCGACCGCACGCAGCAGACCGCCTACCTCGTGCAGCAAGACGAGGGCGACATCGGGCCAGAACCGGGTGTCACCTACACGCTGCACATCCGCAATCGCAACGGCGTGCTGGTTCGTACTGAGACAGGGCTGCTCGGCACCACCTACATCTGGACGACAGCAGTGGCCGCGCTGGATGCCGGTGCGCTGGGCGACCGTATCACGGTGGAAATCAGTGCCGAGCGCGATGGTTTGAGCAGCTGGCAGCCGCAGGTGCGGGTCATGGATCGCGCGGGTTACGGCCTGCGCTGGGGGCAGTATTGGGGAGGTGTGTGATGGAGCCGCGCATTGACGTTCATCTACTCACCCTGAACGAGCCTGTCGAATGGCGTGAGGCCTGCATCGCCAGTCTTGAAGGTGCGCCGATCCAGTTGCACGTTCTGCCCGGCATTCCAGGCCGTATCGGTGAGGCACGCGCAGAAGGCTATGCACAAGGCACCTTGCCGCTGGTGTCCTTTGTCGATCCCGATGATTTGTACGAAGCCAGTGCCTTCACACGACTGGCCGATGCGCTGGATGCCTGCCCGCAGGCCGTGATGGCCTACACCGACGAAGCACTGACCGACGAGAACGGCCACGACATCGCGGTGCGGCGTCTGGCCTACAGCCGTTGGCAGCACGCCAACAGCGCCAGCCACGTTCACGGCCTGATCGTGATGCGCCGATCTGCCGTGGAAGCCGTGCTCAAGGAAACCACCGACCTCAACAACTTCGCCGACTGGCTGCTGACCCTGCTCGTAGCCAAGCGCGGCGGCGTGCTGTACCTGCCCATCGTTGGGCGTCATTGGCGACAACACCCGCAGCAAAGCCACCGCACCGGCGACCCGGAAGCAGTCCGGCACATTCGCCAAGCATCGAACCTCTGGAGATAGACCATGTCATCGACCGACCCGAACCTTGGGCTCAACTACGGCTGGACGCTCGGCGAGAGCGGCTGGGACACCGGCATGGACGCCAACCTCAAGCGCCTCGGCGCGGTGGTCGGCCTGTCCGTGAAAGACCGCGACCTGACCACGCCACCTGCCAGCCCCGCCAACGGCGACCGCTACCTCATTCCTGCCGCCGCCACGGGCGTTTGGGCAGGCAAAACCAACCAGATCGCCGTGCGAATTGCCGATGCCTGGGAGTACCACACGCCCAAGATCGGCTGGCTTTGCTACATCGAGGACGAGGCAGTGCTCTCGGCCTACAAAGCCACCGGCTGGAGTCCCGGCATCGCCATCTGAATCTCCATCCCTTCGCAACCACCTGAACCCGCCCACGAGGCGGGTTCGTCGTATTTGGAGACGCCCATGACTGAACCGACCCAAGCCCCCGCCCTCGTCGAGAACACGCTACTCCTGCGCCGCGAGGACTTCGACGAACTGCTCGACCGTGCCGCTGAACGCGGAGCCGAGCGTTGCCTCGCCCATCTCGGGCTGGAGAACGGCAGTGCCGCGAAGGACATCCGCGAACTGCGCGACCTGCTGGAAGCGTGGCGCGATGCCCGCCGCACGGCGTGGCAGACCACCATCAAGGTCGTGACCACCGGCATCCTGGCCGCGCTGCTGGTGGGGGCCGCCATCAAGTTGAAGCTGATGGGAGGCGTGCAATGACCGCCAAGCCGAAGATCTGCCTTCTGGACGACTGGCGGCGAGTGTTGCTACGGGCCTGGAGCATTCGCTTCTCGCTGCTGGCTGCTGCCTTCACGGCGGCAGAAGTTGTCGTGCCGCTGTTTGGCGACGTGCTGCCGCGTGGCGCATTCGTGCTGCTGGCCTTCGCCGCCAGCATCGGCGCGACCGTGGCCCGCATCGTGGCGCAGCCGGAGATGCACCGATGACCCGGACACCATCACCCGTGATGCGCAGGACGGTGGCCGGACTAACGCTGTCCGCCACCGCCCTGGTCGGCATCGTGCTGCACGAGGGCTACACCGACCGCGCGGTGATCCCGGTCAAGGGTGATGTCCCGACCATCGGGTTCGGCACCACCACCGGGGTGAAGCTGGGCGACACCACCACGCCGCCCAAGGCGCTGGCGCGCGCGCTCACCGATGTGCAGCAATTCGAGGGCGCGCTCAAGCAATGCGTGACCGTGCCCCTGGCCCAGCACGAGTACGACGCGCTGGTGAGCTTCTCCTACAACGTCGGCAGCCGTGCGTTCTGCCAGTCCACGCTGGTCAGGAAACTCAACGCCGAGGACTACGCCGGAGCGTGTGCTGAGCTGCTGCGCTGGCGCTTCTTCCAGGGCAAGGACTGCGCGCTGCCTGCCAATGCGCGGCTGTGCGGCGGGCTGGCTACACGGCGAGAAGCTGAATACCGGCAGTGCATCGGGGAGGCATCGTGAGCGTGATTCCGTGGCCGTACCGGCTGCTGGCACTCACGGCGCTCGGCATCGCCCTGGTTGGCTTTGGCTGGATCAAGGGGGCGAACCACGTTCAAGCGCGATGGGATGCCGCCATCCAGCAACAAGCCCTACAGACCGCAGCTATCCGCGAGCGGCAGGCGCAAGCGACCGTCAAGGTCGTCACCCAGTACGTCGACCGCGTCCGTGTCGTCCGCGAGAAGGGCGACACCATCATCAAGGAGGTACCCGTCTATGTGCCCGTTCAAGCCGATGCTGCTTGCACTATCAACCGTGGCTTTGTGCGCCTGCACGACGCTGCCGCCGCCGGAGAACTACCCGAGCCCGCCCGAGATACTGATGCGGCCGCCGCAGGCGTTGCGCTCTCTGCCGTCGCCGGAACCGTTGCCGCCAACTACCAGACCTGCCACGAGAACGCCGAGCAACTGAGGGCGTTGCAGGCGTGGATTAATGCCGTCTGGCGATTGATTCCGACCTCGGCTCCAACCCAGTAATTCGCTCTTTATGACTGGCAAGGTAACGTCGGGCGAAGACTGATGATACTCATAGTCCGTGGCACTATGGTCATCAATCTGTTCCAATGTCCGAATGCCCAAGCATCATGACGACTTCCTACATTGGTTCGGCGCCCGAGTCCGCGGACTTCGGCAGCGGAAGAGCCTTTCGCAAGAAGAACTCGCGCAGCTCGCAGGAATCGACCGCACCTATATCGGGGGGGTCGAGCGCGGCGAGCGTAACCTGAGCCTATTGAACGTCAAGAGGCTTGCCGATGCATTGGGCGTCAATGCAAAGGACCTCTTCGACGATGACTTCCAACTCTGACTACCTCGCCCGTCTGCTTCAGCGTCTCAGTGCCTTCAGAGCGGAGGCTGGGCTCACCCCCGCTCAAGTCGAGGAGCGTCTGATTCTCGGCCCCGGATGGGTTGGTGCAATTGAGGCTGGGACCATTCACCCAAGCCTTGATGTCATCGCTTCGATGCTCTCGGTATACGGGAAGAGTTTGAGCGATCTTGCCCAAGGTGCGACGGGGAGCGTTCCTCATATCAACCGCTCTATCGCCGGTGAAGCGGTGGGCGCAGACTTGGATATTCACTTCGCCTACGCCCAGCACGACGCGACGTACAGGCTGCCGAATGCCTCCTTGGAGCAGTTTACGGAAGTGGTGCTTACGCTTCGGAATGGTCTTGCTCAACTGAGCAGCCAGAACATGAGCGACGAGCAAGAGAAGGCTATCAAGACGGAGAGCGTAGCGATCGCCTTCTTGAAGGCTGTTGAGCTTTGGCCGACGGCTAACCCCTCCGATCTATGGTGGTTCGTGATTTATCGTGCCTACTGTGACCAGTACAACCACCCCTCTGAGCATTCGCGACTCGATTTCACGCAGAGCTGGAAGCGAACCGGGGGCTGGGCACTGGAGCGCATTCTTGAAAGGCATTATGGGCCGGCGCTCGCGGCACACGGTATCAACCTTGTAATTGCCGATGGTGAGCGCAAAGTTCGGTTGCTGGCAGGTTTGGACGTTGGGCACAGGCTGGAAGCGGACAAGATGGACGTGCTTTTAACAGTCGGAGCCGGTGCCAATGAAAAGCTCATCGGGGTTGTTCACGTCAAGGCGAGCTTTGCTGAAAGACGGACGGATGACGTGCCCATGAGCCAGGCGCTCGTGGCCGCTGGGTACATTTCTCCTCTTTGGACGATGGACTGCAAGAGCACGCCATCCGCGCGTCCTGTGAATCGTGGTGAGCTGGGGGCCGTCTTTAGTGGGCAGGGAACGGATGGCCGAAGTGCGAAGCGCAAAGACATCGAGGATGATGGATTTTTCTCCGCGTGCTTCTCGTACAACAAGAACACCGCTCCCACTCCCGCGGGCTACCCAGCGCGGGGGCGTGTTTATGTTTGCGACTTCTCGAATCCTAACGACGCCTTCACAGACTTCGTTGTAGCCGAACGCCAGCGGATCAGAGCAAAGCTTGGGATTTGACGCCTTCAGTCGCTGCCAGTCGTTCATTCGATGCAGCGACTTGCTCCGGCTCAATCTCGAAACCGACATAGGAACAGCCCAAGCGCAAAGCGGCGATGCCGGTTGTCCCGGAGCCTGAGAACGGGTCCAGGACAACAACGTCTTCTCCAGCTAGTCCATAGGCGTCGATGCACCGGAACGGCAGTTCCTCCGGAAATCTGGAGAAGTGCTTCAGTCCGTCGATCTTCTCGTTGGCGAACTCCCAAACGCTTTTCACGGGCGGCGCTACTCGAAAATTGTGTCGTTCGCCCTTTGCCAAGAGGTAGATTGGCTCATGGTAGCGATGGGGGCGACGGCAGCGGCCTTCCGGCATGGGGTTCTTCTTGCGCCAAATCACCTCGCCGCGGTACAGATAGCCACCATCACATAGCGCAAGGACAAGCCGGTACGGTAGCGCCAACAGATTTCCATACTGCAACCAAGCCGTCTCCTTCTCGATGAAGGCTTTGCGCTTCATGCGCGGCTTGGTATAGGCGGAGTTGTGGGCAGGAAGTCCACTTTTGTCTGCTCCCAAGGTGCTGAACTGCCGGTCATCTTCTCGCCAGTTCACCGGCGTGTTGTAGGCGTCTCCGATATTGATCCAGATAACACCACCCGGCTTGAGCTTCGGTAGCAAGCCCATGAACACGTCTGTGAGAAATCTGACGTAGTCGCGCGGGTCTTCTTCCACGCCAATCCCCTTCGAGTGCCGCTGACCCCAATAGGGCGGACTTGTCACAACAACGTCAATCGATTCATCCGGCAACTGGGGGATCAGCTCAAGGCAATCGCCTTCGTGTGCTCTGTTTAGTTGAAAGGGGCCTAGCATGCGGTCATCTCGAAAAATGGAACTTATAGTCATCATAGCCATTTAGCGCTCTTGGAGCAACGACTCAGGCCTTGATGGTCGTAAAGGTCTCTCGTTCGTTTGTAGGGACGAGAGTGTTGTCGTCGGCAATAGCTAGCCCCCAATGGCTTCGAAGTACATCAACGAGGCGCCTTTGCCGCTCGGCCAGCATCGCCGGTGTCCACTTTTCTTCCGAGCGCACTTCCTGCGTCAGGACGAAGGGTGACGCTGTGCCCTTGCCCTTGAAGTACACGTTCTTCTTCTTGGCGAAGTCGTAGTTGCTGGCAGACGAGTTCTTCTTCCTATCCAGCGGAACCAGATTGGCCAAACGGTGCGTCCAGCCATTGCGCTCGTCTTCATCCGGGAACCACTTGATCCAGTCCGAACCGTCGGGCGGGGTTTGCGGCAGAACGTGCTCCAGAGACACGGCATCTTGGAGCTGCACGCCGGGGGCGCGCACCAAGGACTCAAGGCGCAAGACCAGGGCCATCCGTGCCTTGGGCAGATCGTCGTAAACGTCGCCATCGAGTGCCGCGACGAACTTGCGCTTTTGCGCGTCAGTCAGTGTCAGCGTGGTGAGCGCGGCCAGATCCCCCTTGAAGGTCTCCGGCTCGATTTCCTTGGTCAGCGCAGCGTAGGTTTCGATGCGCTCGTTGATACCCACCTTGGTGATCAGCAGGAAATAGGTCAGGCGTTCCAGTGACTTGAAAAACTCGGCGAGCAATTTGGGCTGCTGCCGGAAGCGCTTGAAATAGACCAGTGCCGGGGGCACCCAGTCCTTGAAGTCCACGCGGTTGAGCCAGGACAGGTATTCGTTGATCGTCTCGGCGTGCTCGGTGGCTTCGAAGTTGGCATCGCGCACGAAGTCCCACACTTCGGCATAGGGTTTGATGACCTTGTCGACGAGGTCGATGGGGGCCTTGTACTCGGTGACGTGCTCCTGGAATTCCTTGACCAGCGTGGCCCGCTGCTTCTGCTTGGCGTAGATGGTGCGGATATGGCCGAACAGGTCGCCGAAAGCGTCGCGGCCAAGCTGGCTTTCGATCTCGCTCCACTTCTTCGAATAGGCGCGCGCCTTGTCCTCCCCGCCGATGCGACGGATCGAACCGAGCACTTCCGCCTTAATGATGTCGATGGGTGCCAGATCGAGCCCACGATTGTTCAGTACCGAGAAGATGCGGTAGGCCGCTTCGAGGTCGGGTGTGGAAATGACGACCAGGGAGCAGTCGTTCGCGAGGAATTTCCACAGGGCATTCAAGTCGTCAGGCGACAGGGCCTTGGCCTTTTCGAGCAGCAGCGTGGCGTTTTCGCGGTAACGCAGACGGCTGTCTTTCAGCTTGTCCGTACTGGCGACTAACTGTGCGATGCCACCCGGCTCCTGGATGTACTGACGGAAGAACGTCGCATCTTCCTCGCGGGCGGTGAATCGGTAGCCGGTGGCCTTGCCCAGCATCTCGTCCCCCTCTTCGTAGAGGAAAGGGGTCACGCTTTTGACGCCTGGTGGGTAGTTGGCCGCCTCCCACGCTGCGCGCAGGGCCGCAAACAGGATCGTGAGCGTGGTCAGTCGCTGCTGGCCATCAACGACCATCGCCTTGGGGTCGCGGTCGTTCTTGATAAGAACGATGCTGCCCAAGAAGTATTGGCTTGTGGCCCCGTTGGCTCGGGCATCCTGCATAGCGGAGACCAGATCATCAAACAACTCTCCCGCTTGCTCGGTTGTCCAGGCGTAGGGGCGCTGGTAGTCCGGAATCTCGAACTGGTAGCTGCCTTCGAAGATCTCCCGGATCAGCTTGTCGTGGGCTTCAAGTGTCTTGGCCATTGCGCTTGTTCTTTCCTATCGTTTCTTGGGGCTGCTCGGAGCTTGATACCCCGGCGCGAGCTTTGCGTTCTCAACGCCGTACAGCGCCAGCGGATCGCTGAGCCATAGGCGGTACTGTTCTTCCTTGAGGCGGTGGTCGGGCGAGCAGTCCACGCTCCAGCGCAGCAGCATGTAGCCCGCGACGGCGGCGCGAACGCGCATCCGGATCGAGCCGTCGGTCATCCCGTAGTCCATCCTGATGATCTCGGGGTGTTCAAGGCGCGGGTGCGGCACCAACTCCAGCTCGACGATGCGCGTCCACTGGATGTCGTTTTCCGGTCGCTCAAAGGCCTGTGGCTCCTCGTCGAGCAGCGTCGGCGCTTCGATACGGGTGACGACGAAGTCCCGAAACTCTCCGCTCTTGCGATCAAAGGCCCGGACGTGCCAGCGCAGGCCGGTATCCACCAGCGCGAAGGGAACGATGACGCGCTCGGATTCACCGCTGCTCATCGAGTGGTAGCGAATGGCGACGGGGCGCTTGGCGTGGATCGCCCGGCAGACCGGAGCCAGCACATCCATCCTGGGGTTGCTCAGGGCGGTGGGCGACTCGCACGGCAGCAGCGGCTGCAAGGACTGATTCGGGCCGTTCACACCATCGCCGAAGCCCAGCGCCAGCGCCGACAGCACGCGCTGCGGGGCGTGGTTGAACAGCGGGGAGAACGCCTGCCCGATCCGGTAGATCTTGTGGCTACCGTCAAAGGTGATGTTCTGCGGCGCGATTTCCCGGTACAGCGCCAAGTCGCGCGTCGCCCCTGCCGGCGCCACGCCGAAGCGCTCAATCAGATCTGGGCGACCGATCTCACCGAAGAAGTAGAGCCGGAAGTCGATGTAGGCCAGCCGCTCGCGCTGGGCGTGGCTCAAGCTCTCGACGCGCTGGGGTTGAGTCACCGAAGGCTCCTCATCCAAGACGGACGACCGAAAGACTGAGATTGGTTTTATGTTTGTCCATTGCCAGGCAGTTCACATCATCAAACTGATGACATTATGCGCCACAACTTGGACTACAACAACACGAGCGTAGCTACGTCTCAGGAGTCGAGTTCGATTCCGTGTTCGGGATTGAACCGGCGTCCGCAAAAGACGGCCGGACGCGACAGGGGAGAGCCAAGGGATGGTGATCAGCGTAGAATCATCGCCGAACGGTGCTCATTGGAACTCATTGCAGCCGCGATAGGCCGCGTGGCGTCGCCTCAGCACCACCAAGAACACTTCCAAAGCAGTCCAAATTGTCCCGGGAAGCATAACCTTACCGCTTAGGCAAGGTTATGCTTCCAAACGGGGTTGGCAAGAATATGCTTCCAAGCCTTAGGCCGGACCAGCTAGCGCTGATCCGGCCTTTGTTTTACGTATTACACCTTTTGTAGCGCTTTCAGGTAGGCTTGGAACAGATGGGGTAGGGCCAAGGACATCCCCTCCTTTCGCAGCATGCGATTGACCCGCCGTCGCGAGGGATACTCCTTGTTGGCCCTTATCTGCCCCACGACCTCCACAACCCGGCTACTCTGCCGATTCTGATGTTCCCTGGACCTTGCCCTGACGGCTGCCTTGAACCGTTTGGTCAGCCTGGCATATTGCTCAGGAAACCAGTAGCGCAGGTAGCTTCGTGTCAGGCCTAGGCTGGCGGCGATTTCGGATACCGGCAAGGCGTCGTTTGCATCCAGCAGGGCAATCAGATGATCCTGGATTTTCTGGCGATGCTCGGGAGACACCCTTGGGCAAGCGTTCCGGTCCTTCAGTCGGCCCGGCAGAAGCCTCAGCGCGGTTGCCTTTGGCCAAGATGCTCCGAACACCTCAGTAGGCATCACATTCAACCCATAGCAGAGCGGCAGGAGGTGGGTGATGCTGGGCCGCTCGTCCTTTCTCAGCCAGCCGTTCAGCCCGCGATCATGGAATCCCAGCGCTTTGCAGAACGCCGCCCTGTTGCCTTCCGCCACCGTCGAAACCTGCTCTTCGACGAAACGGCGGAATCGGTCGAAACAGATCGACAATCCAGCATCCGACTGATGCACCACCATGTCGGTTACCGCCTTGGACACCCAGGACTGGAATTCCGTCAATGCCGCAGAAGGCCGGATGCCGGTGAGCGGTTTCCGGCAATGGCTACAGATGCCCAGATCGGGATAGCGGGGCAGGTAGGGTTGCGTTTTGCTGCAATGAGGACAGCGATCTTCGAGCAGGCAAGCGTGCTCAGGGCAGGCCCGATACGGTTCGATGGACCAGACCAGCGGGAAGCTGGTTGATTCGCCCAGAAGACGTTGCCGGTACAGGCAAACGGGGCACCATCTGGGATGGCGTGCCAGCAGCCCCTGTCCGTTGTGCGGAAAGGCCTCTTTCCATGGAAGCATGGTCAGACAGTCGAGGCCTGGCCGTCCGGTGAGATCTTCCATTGCAGAGACGAACAGCTCGGCATACTGGCCTATCCCATTCACGGTGCCGGCAAGACTGCGATAGAAAGTCGAATAGTCCAGCTTCCCGATCGCAGGCATGGCCTTGCCGAAAACCTTCCCAACCAGATGGCGCGGACTGACTGCGTGCGCCCGGCTGGTTCGGACAATGAGCGACAAGAGTCCTTCCTGCCGCGGCGTCCCGATTCCAGCCGGAGGCAGCGAGAACAGGACGCTGCGGGGCGGAACATGCACGGCTGCCTGAGAATCCTCATCGAGCGAAAATTCCCAAGGGGCGTTCATGGAAGCACCATTCCGACCGGATCGCGCTTCGGATTGCGCGTGCCAGGACGACGGGGCTTCTTCATAGCGCCGGGTTCGTCCCGTGCCAGCAGGACGCCGTTCTTCAGGAGATCGAGCAGCCGGTCGTCCCCGACATCGGCCAGCTTTACCTCGCCGAGACAGGCTTCCTCGATGATGGTCATGAGCCCGCGGTTTTTCAGGGCGAAGCGCTCGGCGAAGACCGCATCGATGAGAGGCGCTCCCTCGCGCAGGGCGTACTCGAGACAGCGCGCCAGCCAGTCCTTCAGGATGCCGACGCAGCCTGCCGACTTCTGATAGAAATATTCGGCATCGCAGTCCAACCGGGTCGGAACATGTTTCGACAACCGCTCCTCGAAGAACTTGAGGATCTTGCGGAAGTTCTTGCGATCCTCGCCCGATCTCAGGTCGTAGCGGGGGTAGTTCACCACCTGACTGCGCCGGGTGAGCTGGCCGCTCTGCTCCAGGATATCGAGCAGGCGGTAGGTGCCGATGAGCAATATGGTGACCCCGGTTTCGATGGTGAGGGATTTCAGGCACTCGAACTGGCACTCCAGGCGCTGCCTGCCTCCCACCAGAAGCAGATGCTGCGCCTCGTCGATGACGAGCAGCCTGGTCTTGCGCAGGCGCAGATATTCCTCGACCGCGCGGCGCAGCGCGTCTGCGGTCGACTGCTCCAATCCGTTGGCTTCGAAGCCATGGTCGGGCAGAAGCGAGCCCTGCCTGGGCAGCATCAGCTTGCGATCGACCAGCGGTTCGCCCTGGCCATGGAGGAGGCGTATGTGGAAGTCCTTCCAGCTGAACCCGGCGCCGTTCGGCGGTACCGCATTGATCGTCACCACCGGCACGAAATCCGGCTCCAGGGCTATGCGTTCCTCGTAGTACAGGAGCAGCCGATTGCGGGCGGCCCTGGCCAGCGTGCTTTTGCCCACACCGGTAGGGCCGGTGAAGATGATGATCTGGGGCGACGAAGACGCCCCGAGGGCGGCTCCAAGCTTGCTGAAGGTGTCCTTGGCGATCGGGTGCGAAAAGACGCAACCCTGAAAGTCAGCCAGCGCCTTGGTAACCGGATCGTGAGTTGTCTGCGGCATCATTTCAGCACCTCGAAGACTTCGAGGCTGACCGGGCCCGACCAGGGATCCTCCGCGGGGCCCGCCGGCTCCTGTGCAGGGGGCGCCGGCAATGCCGGGGCCTGGGGTTCGTGGGCGCGCAGCTCGGCGTCGCGGCGCTGCTGCCGGAGAACGGCCTCCGTTTTGCGAGTCTGGCTGACGTAGGTGGCGATATCGCTGGCATTGACGCCACGCCGGACGTCGGCCAGATGATGCAGCGCCCGGATTTCCTGACTGATGGCGGCGATTTCACGCTCGGTGCGGCGCTCGAAAAGAGACTGATGCTCGGAACGGCACAGCACCCATTCGCCGCTGACCAGCGCAAAGGCCCTGGAAACGTCGAACGGATCGTAGACCAGAGGAACCTTTGAACGGACCACCTTGGGCTCGCGGAAGATCGGATGCCAGTAGTGGATGCCCTTGATCTTGATGCCACTGCCGGCACGCACCAGTGCCTTGCCGGCCGGAGTCGTGGGCATGCAGAGGCGATTGAAGTCCTCCGTATACGGAATCAGCACATGTTCGCGCGTACCGGCCAGACGCAATCCACGGATCATTGCGTCCCTGGGCGACATGCCCAATGTGGGATGTTGGCGGTTGGCGTATACCGTATCGACAAATGCCTCGAAGGCGTCCGTCAGGGCCGGCAATGTCCAGACGGCGAGTGTGCGCGGATCGTGGCTCGGCGACATGCTGCGCGGCCGCTGCAGAGCCTGGCTGTTGCCGGCAAGGTTGTGGATGAACGCCTGGTTGTTCACCCCGAAGAAGCGTTCGACGACCGAGCCGAAGCGCCCCTTGGCGGCCGGGCGCGATTTCTTGTTGCACCGCAGCCGCGCCAGCAGCGCCTCGAAGTAGAGGCTCTCGAAGTCGCTGCCCTGGTCCACCACGATCGTCTTCGGTATCCGCCCGTGGCGGCGGACGGCGTTGCGGATCACCGCCATGCAGCTTCGGTAGCTGGGCGGGTCGAAGCTGAGGAAAAAGGCCAGAATCAGACGCGTGTAGGCATCGATGAGAATGGTCAGCCAGGGCCTGCCCAGGTTGGCGCCCGTGCGGCTGTCCACCAGTTCCACGTCCAACTCGGTGTGGTCGATATGGCCGATCTCGAAAGGACGCTCACCGTGCCGCGGCGTGGATTGATTAATACGCCACTGGAACTCGCTGACGCCGTAGGCGGCACGTCTGCCCTGGCGGGCAAGCACGACCTCTTCTTCTTTCCGCCGCCGGATCTCGGCCCGGAAGGTCTTGTCGGAAGGCGGCGGCAGGCCGCGCTTGATGCAGAGGTTGCGCGCCATGCCCCAGGCCACCGTGATCTTCGGCTGCGAAGCATTCAGCACCTCGGCGTCGATGACCTCGTTCATCGCTTCGATTACGCCGGCGCTGATCTTCCTGGTGCGGTTACCGCGGGCGCTGATCCTGGGTAGCAGGCCGACAAAGCGATTGCCGTAGAGAAGTTCGCCCTCGACGGCACGCTTGCGCAGGTAGCGCAATGTTCTGGGCGGTACGGCAACATCGCCGGGCGAGGCATCGAGGCGCCTGATGCGCTCGACGGCCTGTTTAAGGTCTACGGGGGAGGCTTTCCTCAGGGCTTCCGCAGCCAGGGCATTGCGCTGGTTCTCATCTTCGGTGAGGCCGGTGATCGCGCCCTTTGCGACGAGGGATCGGAACAAATCCAGATCCAGGTTCGTGATGGCACGATTCCCGTCTTCAAGAAAGACATCCGTGGAGCCGACGTTGAGAATGCGCCAGGGATTGCCGTCCCAAATAACTTGGGTTCCGGCCTGCATGAGGACCGTATGCAGGGGAACGAGTGCGCACCCGCTGCTGCCGCGCCTTTGCCCCGCATAGATCTCGGCGCTGAGGGCATCGTGGCAGACGTTGGTGAAGCCGGGCTCCGACAGCAGTTCGTGCTCCAGGTCGACGAATAGGCGTTTGAAGGCGATCAGCCTGAATACCGTGTCGGCCGGGATGTCGCCGCCTTCCAGCAGCCGCTGCAGAGGCACCCACCGCTCCGTCGCGAAGAGGCCAGCGACAGCGGCAGCCTCTTCGTCGGTGGGCGACTGACAGTCGGCGCGGAGGTAATCGGACAGAAACTCGAGATTCCGCACCAGGATCCAGTTGACACCCTTGTCACACACCACCTTGAAGCCGAGGCCATACTGCGCCGCGAACGCCTCTCCCGGCGGGCAGCGCCAGCCGCCGTTGCCATCCGGCACGAAACGTTCGCTGCCGCTCCGGTGGGATTCCTGCAGGTCCTTCTCCGGCTTGCATTCCACCCATCCCATCCACCGGGTCTGGATGAGGAAAAAGTCCGGCGTGGAAAGATGGGAGATGTTTTTCCCGCTTCCGTTCCGGTAGGTGAGCTTCACCTGGGAAGGCTGGTCGTAGAACTCGGCCGTGTCCGGGTCGTGTTCCCACTGATAGATCCAGGGCAACTCGCCCTTGTGGCTTTCGGCCTGGATGACGCAGCCCATCTTCAGGCTGGCGAATCGGGTGGCGACGTTGTGGGTGCCGCCGCCCACCCTGCGTACTGGTTCGGATGTGCGGACGTGCTCGACGACCTTGCGGCCGATAAGTGGAATATCCTGCTGAATGAAAAATTGCAGCAGCTGTTCTTTGTTAAGCATGAGAATCTCCTTGCCCTATTCCGTCCTATAGCGATGCCATCTTTGATCAAGACGGATGCTCGCCTGACGACGGAGTCATTCAGAAATTGCGAGTGGATGGCCCGAAACGGCCATAGGAGACCAACCAGGTGCGAAAAACTCTTGACACCCGGGGATACGACGCGGAGAATTTGCATGTCGGTCAGCACTGACATGCAATCCAAACGGCCTGGGGTTACCGCCTCAGGCCGTTTGCGTCTTGGTCTCGTGAATCAGCGCATATCTAGGTTGTCATGATGGGACCTCCTTCTTCTGTGGGCTTGTCGTGGTATCGGCTCAGATTTTTCCTGCGCCGGCCTGCGTACTTAGCCACGCAGCAACGTCGATAGTCAGGGCAAACAACCCCCGCCTTCCTGGTAACGAAAAAACATTGACGCCAAGCTCGCCGCGCTGTTTGCTGCGATGAAATGCGGCGTAGCTTTTAAATCCCAAAGCCGAGTACAGATCTCTGCCACCTAGCGTTGGGCCATAGCGATCAAGCAACTGCCTGGACAGCGCTTGTGGGGTGGTTGAGCCCATATGCGAACCTTTAGCAAAATTGAGCAAGATCGATTTGGGCTCATCTTGACAATGCGGAATCGGGGAATCTAGGCTTCTTTAACCTTGATTCAAGTGACACCAAAAGCGATGGGCAAACCGCGCGGAGGGCAGCGAAAACATTGGGCGGAAGAAGCGCGTATATGGGCTTGGTATGCCGAGATCAGGAGGCGCTGCAACTGGTCCGACTATGCGCTGGACTTGGAGTTTGCCTGGACTGAGGAAGGACGGGGTTCTCGCTCTACCACCCAGCGACCACGGACATTCGAGGGGATTCGCAAGTTGGCGCGAGCGCCAAGAGGTCATGAGGGGCGCTGGCGGGGAATGGCGGAGCTTGTGGCCGCCGTTGAGCGAAATCGACTGTTCAAAGGCACTCAGGCGCTATTCAAGGCAGAAATATGGGATCTGTTCCAGGATATGGCTCCGCCCCCCGCAACTGTCCAGAAGCGAATTGATCGCCTCCTCAAGGCCAATCGGCTGATGCGCGTGCCAGCGGAAAAGGCTTTGAATAGCAGCGAGGCGTTGGTCCGCAAACACGGACTAGCGTCCGTATATGACCGTTGCCTGCTTCTTAGTCTTGGACAGATGGACCGGTTCTCCGCGGTGGCGTTGGTCTGGTCTCTGTATCTGCAGACAGAGCCCGCCCATAATGCGCGGTTCAGGGCTGTGGTCGAAGGGATCGCCGATCGCTTGCTTGACCATTTCTTCTTTGATTTGTTGCCTGACCGGCATCTCGATTTTTACGACAAAGCAATCGGGGCTCTACTCCGATCCCGGTTGGATTTATCCTCCATGGGAATAAGCGGATATGGATACATTGAGACAGTTGGAACCTGGCTTGTGGTTCCAGAGCATTTGATTGAGAAGCTGACAGAGGGGCACTTGATGCTGGATCCTTTGGAAGGAGTTCCAGGAGCGCCGTTACAACGGAAGTCGCAGTGATTTTGGATGAGGTGGCGTTTCCGTGTTTTTCGCGGAAAGAGCACATCACAACTTTACTACCAATTCTGGCTGAAACTCACCCACCATCTCCCCCGGCACATACCCCCGCGGATTACTCACCACCCGCGTACCCTCGATCTCATAGTCCGTCGCCAGATGCGTATGCCCATGCACCCATAACCGTACTTGGTTTTCGCCCATCAGGCGCTCCAGGTTCGAAGCGTAGGCCGCGTCCAGCAGCCATGAAGGCTCCTGATAGCTGAGGCTTCTCGCGCTCGGCGCATGATGGGTCACCACCACAGTCGGCCCATCGTGGTGATTGGCGAGCTCTCCTTCCAGCCAGGCGCGCGAGACCAAATGCCGCTCCCGCGACATGGCCGGTGTAAATGGAATCAGCTTTGTCTTTCCGTAGCCGCCGTCCCGGCGTCCCGCCATGATGTGCCGGAAGTCGCCCATCTTCATCCCCGCCTCTTCCATCGCCCGGACGTTCCGCTCCTCTTCCTCGAAGAGCGCAAAGTCCGTCCATAACGTGCAGCCGAGGAAACGCACCCCGTCGATCACCGCGGCGTCGTTCTCCAACACATGCACGTGCGTGCCCCGGCACTTCGTCCTCGCTGCGGCGAGGAGCTCCGGCATCAACCGCTGCCCGTAATACTCGTGGTTGCCGAGGACGTAGATCACCGGCCTCCGAATGGCGGCGAGCGCCCAGGCGATGCCCCGCAGCCCGACGCCGATGTCGCCGGCGAGAACCGTGACATCGGCGTCGATGGCGTTGAGGTCGACTTCCCGCGGCCAGCGGGCGAACTCGAGGTGCAGGTCGTTCAGGATGTGCAGCCTCACCCTATACCTCCACCATGAGTTCCGGATCCCAGCCCGTCGCTTCCAGCGACCGGCCGTCCCGCGCATAGCCGCGCGGGTTGCACACCACCCGGCAGTCTCCGATCCGGTGATCGGCGAAGGCGTGGGTGTGCCCGTGCAGCCACAGGTCGGCCCGGGCCACCAAGAGGTCGAGGTTGCTGGCGAAGGCCGCCGTCAGGAGATCGTCCTGCCACCAGGGTGCGATGCTGGCCAGGCTCGGCGCGTGGTGGGTCACCACCACGGTCTTGCCGGCGAATGGCTCGGCCAGCTTTCCCTCCAGCCAGGCGCGGCTTGTCCGGTGCAGCTCCACCGTCTGCTCGGGCAGCAGATAGCCGCCCGAGCCCGTGCGGATCGTCCTGAAGTCGTTCATCGAGCGCGCAGCTTGCCGGCGCGCGGCGAACGCCATCTCGGGCCCGAACAGCTCGAAGTCGGTCCACAGGGTGCCGCCGAGGAACCTCACGCCCCCGACGACCACTTCGTCGTTGTCCAGGAAGTCGATGCCCAGATCGAGCGCCGCCTTGCGCATCTGCGCCGCCAGGCCCCGCAGGTGGGCGAAGTAGAACTCGTGATTGCCGGCGACATAGACGATCCGTTTGCCCGCGAACGCCGTCCTGGCCCACTCCAGGCCATGGGTGTGCCGGCCGATGTCGCCGGCCAGCACGACGAGGTCCGCTGCCGCCACCGTGGAGGGTGTAGGCATCCAGTTGCTCATCTCGAGGTGCAGGTCGCTTACCGCGTAGATCCTCATGATCCTTCCTTTCCGTTCATTCATGCCACTTCAGCTACCTTGCTTGTTTCCGTTCAAATGAACCCCATGCGCCGGTCGTCCCGGCGCGTTCCCTCCGGGCCCGCTTCCTCGAATCGGAAGTCCCGGCCCGCCAAGCGGTCCCGCGCCATGCGGCCGATGGCCGTCTGCAGCACCAGGCCCAACTCGCGCGGGCTGGCCACCGCCCGCTCCAGCAACACCGGCGGCGGCTCGACCGGCAGCTGCTCCGCCAGCCCGTAAGCCTCGATCAGCCGCCGGTACTGCTGGCGGCCGATCTGGCGCAGCTCGCACGCCGTCGGCCGACGCACGGTGAAGATCGCCAGGCGGCTCTGGATGGGGTCCGGCAGGCGCTCGAGGGCGTTGGCCGTCGCCACCCAGGAGAACCAGCTGGCGTCGATCGGCAGCTCCGCGAACTCGTCCCGGAAGCGCCGCGCGCTCTCCGCCTCCAGCAGGGCGTA